TACAGGCACCAGCACCTATTGCCACGCTCGTTTTCCCCATGGCACTAGAATGTGGACCTATTGCTATGGCAGAATCAAGATTAGCTAATGCATTAGATCCAATGGCTATGCTTTGAATTCCCAGAGCTGAAGAAAGACACCCTATTGAAGTCGCTAGGTTACCAGAAGCAGTAACGTTGATTCCAATTGCAACAGTTCTGATTCCACTTGCAATGGCATTCTCACCAATTGCCACCAGATTCGCAGTTAAACTTACATACTCACTATGTGTGTGGTTACTAGTAGCCGCACCTAATGCAGTCAAGGCAGCACTTGCAGTTGTCGCACCTGTACCACCTCGTGTAATAGGCAAAGTTCCTGCCGTTGCTGTTGACACATTTAATGCAGTTATATTAATCGCTACATTTGCACTACCGTTAAAGGCGGTTGCAGTCCCAGTAGCCCCACCCGTTAAACTAAAATACCTTGCAGTAGTTAAAGTCGCTACGCTTGTTGGAGATGCAGGCAGAGTCATGACTCTATTTGCTAATGTGCTAGCGTGCCCATTTGTATCTCTAATAATATACGGCACATTAAAGGCTCCACCATAGACTAAACTCTCATTAGCACTAGGACCAACTGTAACTGTAGTAAATGTGGGATGTGTGTAGCTTGCCGGCATTGTCATTGTTATATTTGACAATGTGCTAACATGCCCGTTTGCATCTCTTCCAATATAAGGCATAACGAATGTGCCATTATAGGCTAAGGTAGTATTTGCATCAGACCCTGCCGTAATCGCAGTAAATGAAGGATGAGTGTAACCAGCAGGTAAGGTAACTACTCGATTAGTTATAGAGCCAATATGACCGTTTACATCTCTGCTTACATAAGGTACATTGAACGAACCTCCAGCAGTAGCAGTTACATTCGCTGTTGGTCCAGCATTAGCCTCGGCAAACGATGGATGTGTATACCCAGTAACTGGTAAAGTCATTGTTCTATTTGCAACTGAACTAACATGACCTGTGGAATCTCTAGTGATCGAGGGAACAATAAATGTTCCACCATCCAATAAAGTTGCATCCGCAGTAGGACCTGCGGATGTAGTCGTATATGTTGGGTGTGTGTATTTATTAGCGTTTGATTCGACACCCCCTAATTTAGTTTTTTCTGCAGTGGTATAATCATTTGTAGATAACCCTTTGCCCGCTACAGCATCTACCTTTGTAGATAAAGCTTCAGTGGCTAAATCATATGCCTCATCCCATAGATTGGCATCTGCAGGTTTCATAATCTCATTTAACTGCCTATCATTTTTTGGCATTAGTACCCCTCCTTAACCAAAAATTCATGGTGCATGATAACGTCACTTAACACGGGTATGTAAACATCTAATTGAGTTAAAACTTTATTATCACTGTCTAACAACTTAACATTTACTATTTCCTCAATTATTTCTGGTACTACAGTGTATTCGATTATTAATGAGTTATCAATTGTTTCTTTATATAAATCTGTAATTTGTAAAGTGTCATTAATTAATGCCTTACTTACTTCATTTGTGGTAAAAGCAGCTACTCTATTTATCAACTCTGATTTAATACTATTTTTTGTTGGCATTTTTATTTCACTCCCTTCTAGTATAGTTCGAAATGGCAATACTCCTAATCTCCAGTAACCTAAATTATAATTATAGATGCTTTCGTATTTGGCTACCAATTCGGACAGTTGTATCGTAGAATAAACACTCGGCATATTAATAAAAATCATATTCGCTGGTTTAATCAGGTTGAGCGTTACCCGTAATTCTTGATACCAAAATTGATTCGCTGATGCTGTCTTGACATAGATGGTATAGCTATCATAATTAATTGATAACTCGTATTGATCTTGGCCAATAATGCCATCTAACTTCTGTCTGAGGTACCCAGTAGTAAAAGGAGCATTCATTGCTAAACGATTAATAACTCTAGCTTTACGCTCGTCTAACATTTCAGTATAAGGGTTGGCCACAATATTCAAAAAATCTTCGTATTTTGCTATTCCCAACTCATCACAAGTGAGGATAAATTGATTGTACTTGGCTTGCTCATCTAAACTACATAATTCCTCAAATAGTACATTTTCAGCATCACTCAATTTTTTAAATTCATACACATTATCGTATATTTTAGGATATTTCATTGAGTTTCACCTCTCCTAAAATTGGAATTTCTTGTGCTGTTGCTTTTTGCGTTAGAACCCAATCATTTATTTGATTGTTTATTTGCGTATTAGCAACATTCGCAATACCACCAATTTTCAAAATAACGGCGGTTATTTGACTTACATAGACAACGCTATAATACTTGGCATCTTCATTAGGTTTACCCCAACTAGTTCTTAAATCATTCAAGTATGATTCTAGAGCTTCTGTTATTTGGTCAATCACCTGCCCAATAGTATATCCCTCCAGAAGCTTAACATTGGTGTTTATGTTAATTGTTACTTCGGTCGGTGTAGTAACGGTCACATAATGGCCTATTGGAGCGAGTCCTAATCCTGTACCGTGGCTGTTTTCTGGGTCTATGGTATTTTGTACGACTTTAATAAAATCGCTTGTACAAGCTCGATATTGACTATCTACTATGGACAATAAAACAGTTCCTCCACCATTCCATACTGGGTAGCATTGTACATCACCAACACCCTTTATCGATTTTGTTTCCTCTCTATATTGTGCAATGTTACCTCCAAAAGACCTAGTGTTAACTGAATCTAAGTAACGTGCTCTTAACTCATTATCTGTTTCTTCTTCTGAGCCTGGTTGTATTAAATCATCCATGTAGGCGTTCACTAAACCATTAATGTGTGTGATAGGTAATAACTTTCCAATATAGCTATTGCCTATTGTGCCTACTGTCTCACATTCTAATTGATACGTCCCTAATTGCTCATACTTATCTTTCACGTAGTATATTAATGCTTGGCTGGGATCACTAGCAACTGTACTAAATCGACTGCCTACATCAATTGTAAATGGTGTGCCGTCCTCTGCAGTAAAAGTACCTTTTTTTATCGCAGAGCTTGCTGGATAACGAGTTAATCCTTGTTCTGCTACTTTGTAATCTAGATATTTACCTGTAGCTGTTAGTATATAAGCATCTTCGTAAAAATATCGTAAATTAAGGTAATATTCAGCCAGAGCATAGCAAGCTGGAGCCAGAGCATCATAAATGATACTTCCCTCTCTTTTGTCTATTGTGTCAGGCACTTTTGATAGTGCTTCATTTAGTAAACTCTCATATGTATAGGCTTCTAAATGTTCGCCTACGCTCATAATAGTACCTCCTTAGTTAAACTAAAAAAGCCATCATAACTGTATACATCAAAGGTTACAATTAGCTTATCATTGTCGTTCTTTAAATCAAAATTGTTAACATCAGATATCCGCTCATCTTCTAACAAGGAGTCCTTTATGTGATGTTCAATAACTGCCTTAACGTAATCAAATTCTTTCCCTAGTAATGTTTCCAAAGAAACACCATAATCTTTATAAATTTCGTAGGCATATCGTTCAGTATTCAGTCGTTTAATCACTGCTTGATAGACAGCCTCGAAGCCGTCTACCAATCCTACGATTCGTTTATTTTTAAAATCTAATTTATACGTAAGAGAGGGTTGTAAGATTTCCTCTTCTACTAATTCTATTCCTGGTAACATCCTCTCACCCCGCTTTACAAATTATAAAATACATTTGTCCACCATTCGCTCGAATAACTACTACCTTATCGTTAACCGCTAATCCTTTCCAAACATCAAACTGATAATACCCAGCTTGGCCAGAGGCAAAAGAACTGACCTCATGACTGTGGCCACTTTCTTCTGCAGCTGTCACTTTAGCTTCTGCCGTGATAGTACTTGATGTTTGACCATTTTCTTTTATGGTTACTCCTACTGTTGGAGGACTATTTCCTGCCTTTGCTTCTTGCGTTTTGTGACTAGGCACATTATGAGTATGGTTAGGAATCGTTATTGTTTTGGTAAAACAAAATGGCGATTGCACAATAAAAGACGATGTAATTTCTAGTCCACCGTCATTGATTCTGATTTTTATGGGATTAGTGCTTAATACTGTTGCAAAGAGTAGATTACACTTATCCTGATCAGGATTTGCACTTTTAGAAGCCTCTAGTATTGTATTTAGTAATCCTGTTGCATCTATCGTCATGTTAGTACCCTCACAGTCAAATCCATAGTATGATCGTTACCACTCCACTTATGATCGCATTGCGTTATGAAGGTATACTGATTGCTTTGTATATCCTCATTTTTTAAACGATTAATACCAAGTACAAAACCATTACCAGCTCGTAATCGCAAGTCACCAATACAACTTAATTTGAGTGTCTTACTAGCACGATTATATAACTTTAACAACTGATCTGTTTTTTCTTTAATTTGTGCTTCATTCAAATTTTCATTTACACTTTCATAATATTGCAATAATCCCCATTCTTTGATGGTATTGCTATCTCTAGCAATATAGACGTCTCTCTTAGATGTCTCCGAGTTCTCTTGTGTAAGCTTGATTTGGTTATATGTATCTTTATCAATACTAGATTCATAAGAAAAGCTATTCAACAGACTTTGATCACCAATAAAAAGGTTAGTAATATGTTGAGATACTGCACATAGTTCTAAGACTCCATAATTGTCTCTTACATAAAACCATTCAGTTGTACCAATTAGCGTTTCATCAATAGCTTTCCTCATCATCTCATAATATGATTTATTGTCATGTACAACAGCTGGCACTGAATATGTACTGTTGTCGATGATTTTATACTTTAAGCCAAGGCCACTACATATACCTTCAAACAGTTTTGGTAAAGTAGTTGCCTCAAACACCTTTGAATCTTTATTTTGCAAGTATCGCATACTATCATAACAAGTGATGGATATAGTTTCAGATTCTGTGATTTTACGAGTAAAAACATAGCCGAGAAATACTTTTTGGCTATCTACTTTAAAGGATACAACAGATCCTTCTTTGTATAAAAAGCCCACATCTAAAACTTCAAATGTGAGCTTCCCTGGTGTGTCTTCCAGATAGGTTGTCCAAGTGACCGATGACACAATTTGACTTGCATCAAGGGTGCTTCCTGTGGTATTTTGTATCAACAATTCTATCATAATCTCACCACACTATCTGCAGTAACCCAACCACGCCACCCACCGTCAAGTAAAGTGACGTGATAAGGACAAGCTCGACCCTTAACAATAAAATTAACTAATCGAGTTGCATTTACCTCTGTAACACCTGGACCACTACCGTAACTATCTCGATGTAGTCGTCCATTAACTCGTACAGTACACCCTATCGTGATATCTTGGCTAGTTGCACCAGAGGATCCACTAGAATTAGTTGTAGTTTTAATCACATTTGCTTTATTGCTAGTCAATGTCACATTAACTGATTTAGCAGTGTAGTTCTTAAATTCTTTCATCTTTAATTCATAGTCAATATCCGATGTACCGTATCTACGTTTATAACTAAAGCTTTCGATAGCCATTGACATATAAATATCAGTATCCGTAACGATAAACAAGACTGGTTTTTTTGCCTTAATAATTTTATTAAAAAATGATATATAGAATTCCGGCTCTTTAAAGCTTCCTTTCGTAACTACATAAGGAGCTACATCTGCAGGTAAAAAACTCTTGAGTGTAACTTCTTTTAATTTTTCAGGATTGAGTAGATTAATCTCTCCTAACGAAACTATTTCTTTTGTTTTGTTTGCACCATTACCTTTTATCTCTAATTCTTGGGGATTGACAGGCATTTGTATGACTGCCCCATCGTACTCAAAAAACACTCTAATCATAGTATCACTCCTTATGTTAGATTGACTGCAAGAGATTCTTTTACAGCTTCTGCTAAGGCATCAGCTATTTTTTGGGTATCTGCAGTTTCGTGAACATCACCAAAATTAGCATTAACCTGTACCTCAGAAGTTGTGTATTTATTGACATATTCTATCTCTGCAATATCTCTTAAGTATTTTAAATCTTCGTCAGCAATCGTTACATCATCCTTAATCGATCCAACACTTCCCACATTCCCTACATTACCAATATCACCAACATCAAAGGTATCATCAAATAATGCATTGTAGTCTCCGATATCAGTCATTGTATTTTCATAGTCTTTCCCAAAGTTTAAAAGGTCATTCATAGCGTTTTTGATAGATTCTGCACCATTTTTAAAAGTATTGAACCCCGCATCAAACGCATCGTCTACATTGATACTGTTTTGTAACTCTTCCAGCTGATCCATATACGATATGTATTCGTCAGAAGTTTCAATATCTATTTTCATGGCTCTAACAGTATCTCCTATGTTCGATTCGATACCTAGGTCTAACCCTAGCCACTTAAAGAATTTGGCAAACTTATTAATCACAGAATCCACACCATCTGCTAAGGTTGCGACACCATCCAATATCGCATTAAATGCATTAATAAATAACATTTTTACCGCTTCTGCTGGATCTCGAAAAACGTTAGCAAAAAATTCCGCAATCATGACAAATGGAGTTGCTAACCATAACACTCTTTTTGCTATAAATGCTACTACCGCAAAAATAATACCACCAACCAGACCAGCTGCATCACTAAAATAGATTAATGCTGCAACAACTGCAATTAGCCCTGCAATTACCCAAGTAATAGGACAAGCTGCTATGGCAGCATTTAAGCCCTCTTGGGCGAAAGCCGCTGCTATTTTAGCAGACGTATCCATTACTGTATAAAAAGCAGATAATGCTAAATAAGCTATCCATGAGACGAAAAAGCGTATTGCTGTTACTATAGCTGGTATAACACTATTTAATATAATAGCTGATAAAATAGATAAAACACCAATTAATACAAAAGCATTATCTTGTATCCAAGTAAAAGCATTAGATAGTAGTCCTATCGCATAGCTTAATCCATCAGCGACTAAACCAAACACTCCAATCATGATATCTAAGAGTGGTTGTATTGTTTTAAAAACTTCAGATATTAAAGTTCCTATACTTACTATTAATGGTGCTATCTCCTCTAATACATGCATTAGTGTTTTAAACACGCTGATAACAACACTAATCATTGGCTCTAAGTCTCCACTACTTAGTGTTTTTATTAAAGTCGCATTTAATTGTAATACGGCAGGATATAATCCCTTTCCTATTTCTTCTTGGATGTCTCCTAAGAGATTTTTTGTTTGTGTTAAACTTCCTGTTGGAGTGTTTGCCATTGCCTCAGCTAATCCGTCCCATGACTGATTAATCACATCTGCGATAACAGCAACCTTTTCCATATCTGTTCCATTTTCGATAATTTCTTTTTGTGCATCTGATAAAGCAAAACCTTTCCTTGTGATACCATCATAAGATCCTTCCAGCACTTTACCTAATTGGGTTGCGTAGTCTACCGCTTCTTTGTAGCCAATGTCGGATCCACCTGCCATTCCTATGGCATAATTAGAAAAAGTGTCCATTAAATCGGATACTGCTTGTGCATCAGCTAGATAAGTACTTAGTTCCGCTGCTGCTCCTATGTACCCCTCATCTCCAATAGTCGTTGTTGTTTGCAATGCGGAGGCTTTATCTACAATATTCTGGTAATCCTCCAAAGAATTACCTTGATTCTGCATGACTACTTTTAATTGTGTGGTTGCTTGTAGCTCCGTGTCATAGGCACTCAAAAATTTACTTACCGTACTTGCAACAGATCGGATTGCTGAAAATCCCTTTTTTACTAAATCCAATCCAGCATTAACCGCAAGCAATTTCATCCGCCAGTCATCTAATTTAGTGGTCACGTTATCAGCTTCAGGAGGCAAGTGCTTGATATTATTCTGCATATCATCTAGCAATTGATTGTTATCTTCTACTTGCTGTTGCGTTTCTTCAAAGCCAGCATTCATTTCATGTATACTCGCCGTCATATTTTCAATTTCGTCGGTGTGGAAAGAACCACCCAAACTACTACCAATGCTTGACATGACTTGTAACATTACATCCATATTTTTTGTAATCTTCTGAAGTATGGGCGACATCTTGTCATTAATTGATATTGTACTCTGTATCATCTACTTACCTCCCTCTCTTTTTACCTTTTTTAATTTTGGCTTTTTGTTTCTTTTCATTTTCAATCCGTTCTTTTATTAATACTAGGATTACTGCTTTTTCTCTTCTTGATAATCCATAATACTTTGATGGTTCCCAGTGCAATTTGTGCAAACAAAAATACAGGAGAGAACTTTCGCCTGGATTATCTTTCATTAGTTTTTTGCTTCTTCCTCCAGCTCTTCCATGTCTTGATTAAACCCACTCAATTTTAAAATTTCAGATCCTAAAGTGTTAATTTCACCAGCATGCAATAACTTATATAATAGTTGTTCTGGAGTTGTTACTTTTGCTTTTGCAATCGTATCGGCATCCTTGAAATTGGGTTCCATACAACCTAAAAGAATGACCTGTTCAGTAAAACGCTTTTGATCAAAGTCCACTTTATTTTTCTTTTTTCTTGTAGTACACATCGTCTGTAAATTAGCATACGTTTCACCGCCAATGGGCTTAATTTTAAAGGTATAACAAGCTAAACGTTCGGATATCACCACTTCTTCTAACACTTCTTTGTTTGCTTCTTCTAACAAAAAATCCATTATAGTTTCTGCCATCATTTATCCTCCTATTTTACATGTTCGTTGGCGTAGTAAACGCCTCTAAAATATCAAAATCATCAAAGGTAAAACTTACGTCTTCATCCAATACACTATCATCAACTGCTAATTTAGCAATCACAACTTCATCTAGATTACAGTTATACAAAACAGTTGTTTGTTTTCCAATCGAAGATGTAGGATCTTCGTTTGTAATTGTAATCGTGAAATACGCATCAAGTCCCTTTTTTACATACTCCATCATAATTTTTCTAAATAAAGATGTTGTGTAGTAAATAGTCATACTACCAGATCCTGTCCATCCAGTCGCTTTATGTTGTTCTCCACGTTTACCTAGAGTCTTTACAGACTCTTTGTTTTTTTCAACATTAGCCTCTAATTCTTTTAAATAAAATAAGGTTTCTATTTGCCCATTATAGTTGATAGTCGCCGTACCTTCTTGACCACTAATCGTATCTTGAGCTAACAAAATTTTATCTGCCATAGCTTATACCTCTCTCTAATTGACATTGACTGTCATATATAATTTTTCCATTGCGTCCGCCGGTTGTACTGCTACATTTACAACAACACTATCGATTGACTCACCTTTGCTTACAACAATTTCATCCGCATTGAATTCCTGAATTGCACTCATCTCATATAGGCTGTTGAAGTAATTTACTAAATCAGCTTTAAATAAAGTTCTACCATTCTCTGTATTGTCAACTTTACCAATGTAAGACATGTGGAACTTTTCGGATACTACGTTTGCAATGTCATCTAATACTCTAATCACTCTGTTTTTAGCAAACATACTATTTTTATCAACACCTGGATTAACGAGTGTATTGATATCCTGTTCGATAACCACGGCTCCATCTTGACGGTATGACAGCACTAACTTCCCAGATGTTAAGGCTTTTTCAATTTCTTCATCTGTTAACTCATCAATGATCTCTGTTGCACCATTAACTACATGGTATGTATTTGATTGATTAACCGCACTTGATGCTGTTAATCCCGCTACATAACAAGCAAAGCTTTCTACTGGATATTCTACGGATCCAATCTTATACCCTTGATTCACGGATATCACACCTTCATAGTCTGCCTCTGGATAGTTGATTATAACGACTTGCGACTTACGTCCTTTGCTGTCTCTCATGTCTTTTACAACATCAACCGCTGCTTTTGCAATTGTTGAGATAGTAGTAGGTAAGACCATCGTGTTAAACGTGTAGCTTTTTACACGATTTAAAAAGTTCGTGTAATCACTAGCAACCGCAACTCCATCTTCTCCCCCAGTTAAAGGAATTCCTGCAGATTCATTTAAATCTAAATCATTTTCTGTTACTGAGTCAAATACCACATAATTATTAGTTTTTAAACCACTGATATCCTCTACTGTTTGTGTATCCTTTAGGACACTGGATACATAGGTGTTTACTTTATATAAATCCCCATTTTTTAATATCTGAATTTCTATTTCATTTCCATAAGTTCCTGGATGTATCGCTGTCGCAATTAAATTACCAACAGCTACTACTGCTTGTGCTCCCTTGCCATTACAACGATACACAAGGGCTGTTGGTGCGTTTGATAGCACCTGTCTTAAATATTCTGCACTGTCTCCCTCACTAGTTGCACTTAACCCAATTAATGCCATAGCAGTACCATCTGCAAAATCTGTTGATTTTACAGTAATAATCTTATCTAATTGTCCCCAAGGTAGTACTAACGGAATTGCAACAACTCCTCTAACGCCACCAGTGGTGGATACCTGTTTAGATGCTTTAAAATTAATGTACGCTCCTGGACGTACTTTGTTTTGACCGGTAAAATTTCCTCCTGCCATAATTTATTTTACTCCTTCCTCTATTTCTAAATTTTTCATCGTTACTTCTTCATGTTCTTTTACATAAAAATGTAATTGATAAGTGATAAAAAAATGTAAAACACAATCCTTGACTTCATAATAAATAGAAGTGCCTCGAATTTTACATCCTTTAAAATCAATCATTTCTAACAGAAACTTTAAACGTTCGCCAACTTCATAGCATTTCACTTTATCTTCAACATCTTTTGGATAATAGCGAATGCTAATAAAACTCTCTGATTGTTTTCGATTAAGAGTCGCTACTTGTTCATACCGTGAGGTGATTTCTTCTATAAAAAAAGCAGGAACTTTAATGTCCTGCTCACCATCAATTACTTTAACTAGTGAAATTCCATTCTCTGCTATTTCACTTTCAAATTCTTTTCTTAATTCACAACCTATTGTTGTTAATAAATCTAGTGTCATTATAAGCCATGCTCCTTTAAAAACTTAGTAAACTGCATATTAAAACGTTTGGGGATCTCTTTTTCTATATCTTTAATAGACCGTGTTAGCATATAGTAAGGTCTTGTATATCCCCATCCATCTTTTGTTCTATATCTGTGTCCATATTCCACATATTCCGCATAATCCGCAGTGTTGTAAATTGTTATACTGACATTGATTCCATCCACCTTTACTTCTTTAAGAACCCAACTTCCTTTAAGATGCCGTGTACGTACTGTTGGATTCTGTAGTGAGTCCTTCGTAGCGTCTGTATTCTTCGTTGCCTTTGTCAAAGCCCTAAGCCCCATCTCTAATAAAAAATCGGAAATAAAAGCGGTAAAATCTTTCTCTGTACTAGCTAGCTTATCCCGATATTGCACAACAGCATCAAAATCAAATCCTTTCATTTGATTTTGTACTCATCTAACGAGAATGACGCCCTTCCTTTATATCTAGTCGGTTCTCCTGCAATCCCTTCATATACTGCGTAATTTTCACATTTAATCATAATTTTATCGCCTTTCTTGATATCAATAGCTGATGAACAAAAAACGATTGCATTTGTATACTGCTGTAAAAAATCTTTGTTGCTATCAACCGAGGCATCTCTTTTGCTAAAACTTAGATGACATGGTAGATCCGTATATATTTCTTGTGGTTTTGATCCAATAACAATCCCATCTTCTAGGATACTAGCAGTACGTTTTACTGTCATTTCATCATTATCCAACATTCTTGATACAGTTTTCCCAAGCAAACTGCTATAACCCTTTATTGCCATTCTATCTTTCTAAACCTTTTTAGATCTGCTTTATAATTAAATAGCAATCCGTCTATGACATTAGAAATATTGTGCTTATTGGCTATACTAACATCAGAACCATATGATATTTGGGTATCTCCTTCTTTGATACTGGTAATTGCTCCTGACACTTCAATATCACTCTTTTCCGATAGAAAATCATTTTCATACATCATTAAATCCCTAGTGATATTTGCCCATGTATATACCAAAGGATCTGGCACCTCAAATAAATGACAATAGTTTAAAATCTTTTGTTCAACTTCTGAAAGGCATTCGATAAATTGATCATCAGCACATGTAATTGTTTTAGGGAGTTTTCGTTTCAGGATCTTTAGTACTTCCGTCATCTTCTCCATCTTTACCAGCTCCATCTTCTTTAGGATCAATGGCTTTACCCTCAAATCCTTTTTTCTTTAACAAGGATTGGATCTTAGTATCCGCTGTTTCAAAGGTCCCATTCTTCCCAAAGTCAACAAGAGATTTTCCTTCACCCCAAATAATTCCTTTACCTACATATTGTAATTTAGCCATATATTAATTCCTCCTATTTTAAATTAAATATTTTAGAATGAACAAATTCAGGTCCATGATCTAATCCAGCTTGTCCAAAAATTTGATGTGTTTCTCCAGCCCCCGTTTTCGCTAATTCCTCTCGAAAAAAGTTTCCCTTACCTGGCACTGGTTGAGTTACTACATCAATAAACTTCATGTCAAATAATCCAATCTCTGTATCTTGGAAAAATGGGTCGTACACAATTGAAAGTGTCCCAAAATCAAACATTACATCTTGAATGTTAACTCCACCAACTGTTCGAGAATCAGGTAATTTAAATCCTGTTTTTCTTTCATAAATTTCTGTAATCGCTTGTTTTTGATATGCACCACAATACAATTCCATAAGTTCAAATTGTGCACCATTTCTTGCCATCATTAGATACAAGGCTTTCAACATATCATAGGATAAAGCGTACTCATTTGCATCTAAAGCACTAGATTGAATTGCTTCAAACATGCCTCTTGTTTGATTAGCATCATAGTCATTAGTCGATAGGCGATAACTACCATACAAGAAAGTATGCTCCATATCACGTGCTATCTTCTTTAACCTAGCATCTGTTTGCCATGCTAATTCATCCGCTGGGTTTGCTTGCTGTCCAGCAGTGTTCAAACCACTTAAACGTGACCCATTAGACTGTTTAACATAAGAAATGGCTACTGTCTCATGAAAGATTTGAGTAACATTTTTCTTTTGCTCTCTCGCTATATAAGATGGATCTGGTGCTGTTAGTGATTCTACTTCACTAATTCTGGGAGTTGTTGGGTCTGGTAAATTGTAATGTTGGCCAGTTGTAAACTCATAATTTTGTGTAACCTTTCCTCCGTTGATTCCTCCAATTCTTGTTAGAAAAGGAGTATTTTTCGGATCAGATGTAAATATCTGTCCGGCATAACTTGGTAAACTTGTTGTAATAATTCCGTTTGACATTTTTATTCTTCCTTTCTTAAATTAAATTAACACCATTCTGTGCTGCTTCAGCGATGATTTTAATTGCTTCGGCATTATTTCCAGCCTCTCTAGCAGATTTTAGACGTTGATCATAGGTTAAATCTCCACCGTTCCCTACAATTGCTTGTGCTGGTACTAAACCACTAACATCAACAATTGGATCTTGTTCTGGAGTAGTAGGTTCTACTACGTTTTCTTCCTTGAATAAAAAAGCTTTTGATTCTTTTAGTGCAGTCACTTGATCTTCAATTCCTACGATTGCCCCGTCTTTACTAATTTTAATAGCCTTCATATCCAATTGACTAATGGTTAAATCTAAGTCATGAACATTATCACCTAACACTTTTTCAACTGCTGTCTTAATCTTAAAATCATCCATTTCTTTTTTGTGGGTTGCTTCTTGAGTATCATATTTATCAGCCTTTTCCTTGTATGGATTTAATGTCTTTCCATGTTCTTTCATTATTTTATCGATAATATCTTTCTCAAGTCCTAGTCCCTCTAAATAACTTCTTTCCATTGTTTTTTTCCTCCTACGTTCTTTTTACGTGGTACGACCACGTGAGAGCATTTAAAAAGACAGTTTTACGTCATAGCCCAGGACGATACAAAAAAACACCCTACTTAGAGTGTTTCTCATCCGATAGAAATCCATTAACTATCATTCTATTTAATTCTTTTTTCTTTTTTACGTAATCTTCATACTGTTCTTTCATTCCATCAGGTGCGTCTTCACTAACACCATTCATGAAACCTTTTTCATCGACAGTTACCCATTTAAAAAAATCAAGTTTAACACCTTTAGGAAATGTCATTTAAATTCCTCCTCAATCAGTCGGCAGATTTCTTTTGATAATTCAGAAGCGTTGTCACCATTTGCATAATAGTCACTTACAGCTTCGGCTAAACACTCTGAAGGAGTTTCTAATGCATATTCAGATATGCCCAATACCAAAGTTCTATAGTTTTTAGTCGTTCCACCTGATACATTTCTACATGCAGATATAACTAGTTGACCAGCAATAGTACACTCATCCCATAATTCAAATTTGTTTAAACTGTCATTCTCTTTGACAGCTTTCTCAATCAACGCTAGTTCGATCACGTGACCAGCTTCATGTGCACCAACTTTTGATATTTGATTCGAGGTAGCTTTTTGCATAGCTTGGTATGTTTGATATACTTCAGGATTAAATACAAGTGTGCCAGAAATGTCAAATCCTAAATATTCAACGTTCTTAAAAGCCGTAATATCTTTTACATACGATGATAAATCAAATCGATTGAGTACACTTTCAAAACCTTCTAGTGTTTCACGAACTGCATTTAGATTAAGCTCTGACATGTTATCATCAATTTGAATGTTATAATCCTTCTTGAAACGTGCGACTAAATCATTAAAATCTTCTTCTACTTGTATTTTATCAGTTGATGGCTCTTGTTGCAACTCTTCTTTTTTCGTCTTCCACTCTTTATAGGCGGCTTCACTATCGTCAAAGTTTTCAATGTCGAACGAATCTAGATCATCAAAGCCAGGAATCGTTGTACTACGACAATGATTGTGAAACGGAGGTGCCGTTACACCTACTTCCCAATCCTCTAAATCATACATTTTGCCATCTTGTTCTATACAAGTATCGGAGGTCTTGTGATCAATAGTAGCATCTATTTGGTATTTTTTTACTGAAGCTTTGTCGTAAAAAGACTTCTTTGCTTCTGAATTAAAAAAGGCTGCTTCGGTTTCTAATAGATTCCTTGCTGCCCTCTTTTTAACTCCAAATTTTTCTACCACTTCTTTTATTAATTTATCTGGGTTAGTTCCACTAAGTAGTGTATTCTTTAGTTCGGTGTTTAAAAAATTAACTAGTTCTTTTTGATTGTCCCATATACGGTCACTAAATGTTTTACCATCCCAAGTCCATGCTTGACTGGTACACAATTGAGCTGTCTCATTGTCAATAATGTCAAATCTAGCGTTTGTTATACCTTCTAGAGTAAACGCATTCCTGTTATACGATTCTTTATACGTGTTATCCATAAGATTACTTGCTGTTTTTTGGTAAGTGCTCGTTAACTCCGCAATTTCTTGATTAATTTGCGTTTGTAAAGTTTCTAATCGACTTACCCTGTGTACTGTTGATGCGTTTTGCAATTGCTCTGAGTACATTTGAGTATACTTTAATGTTTTACCTTTGGCTATGTATTCCTCAAGTGACATTTGGTACGCTTCCCGTTCTTTAGTTGTTAGAATTTTTTTTGCATCTGCATATGATAAATTATTTTCATTAGAAAATCTGAAATAGAAATTATTGATTTGAGCTTCTATATTTTTTGAAGTCATATCATACGCTTGATACATAGCTAAAATTTCTTTTTCTATTTCCTTCCAAATAACTTTATCAATGTTTAATTCCCTTTGTCTCCAATAATTTTTATTTTTCTTTGCCACTTATTGGATTGTCCTTTTGCACTTTTGTAAAAGTATCTTTATACGGGTTGCTATTTACTTCTATTTCTTCTTCTTCAGCTGTCAACCGCTCTTCTACTTTTGAGTTGTACCAAGGGTGATTCTCCCTAACTGTCATATCATCAAGTAATCCAACACTACTTCTTACCATCTCAATTGCATCTTTCTCATTAATAATAATGTCACGATTTAAGGTAAGAGTTACAGTCTCCTTGGCAAAATCTTTACCAGTTACTACCTTCAAAGCCATATTAACGGTCTCTACTAATTTCTTGAAGCTTCTTTGTATCTCAGTTTCAAATAAATTACAATCCGTATCTAAATCAGCATACCGCATTTTAACTTTTTCTCCACTATCATTCCCCAAGGAAGCTTGTTGCATGTCTACTGCTGAAGCATCTTCGTATATTTCTGCCCTTGTACGTTCCAATGTTTTCTCTACCGCATCCACATTAAGCGTACTCTCTAACGTCCTTACATCGCCATCCTCATCTACTTTAACAGCAAGAGAATTAACTAAATTTGTTACAAACGTTTCTAGATTCTCGCCACTATAGCCTTTTAGTATGTAAATTAATAATGGCAAGTCAATAATCATATCCGCACTTGTACTAGCAATACGATTGTAGACATCGATTCCAGTTTTTACAAAATCAAGTAAAGGTTGCTCCTCCTCGTTGTAACGCAAAGGAATAATGGGAACTCTCGGCCAGTTGTACTCTTG